CTTCTGATTTCTTTTCCCCTAAATAATCCTTGCTAACAACATTTAAAGAATATCGCATTCTGTTTTCATCTAAGATAGGAGCCATGAGCATCGTGTCCCAAATCTTAGAAGTAATTCGTAAACCCATTCTTCTCATCCAACCAATATCATACATGGCATTGTGACAAACAATTTCAGGACAACGATCAAGCATGTCTTGGAACTGTCTCATAAAAACTTTTTTATCGTAGTTACCGGGAGCATCGTGATCGATTGGAAAGTATCCTTTGAAACCTTCCCAGGCAATTGCCACACCCACAACTTTACCATTACCAGTTGCCCAACCTGGTCCGTGGTCCTTGATTCCTGGATCGTAAGTTTCTAAATCAATCGCAACAGGACTTTGTCCTTTGTAATCAATACACTCAGGACAAACCCATTCACTGGGTGGTGCAAATAAAGGATTCTGAATACTCATTCTTCTTTAAATTGTTCTTTCCATGCTTCTAAATTTACATTTGCAATGTCTTCTACCAAGAATGGTATCCAACGTTTGTCAATTTCGATAGGTTGTGGCCAGTTCTTTTTGATGGCTTTCATTTCTTCCTCTATTAAAGATATTTTTACTTTCCCGTCAATATATACAATTCTCATCTAATAACCTCCAGGTATTCTCGATCTGATTCTGAACGCACCAACCACAATTCTTTTCTTGCTCGGGTTGCTCCGACATAAAAGACTCGATGTTCATCATCAGGGTTGCTAATTAATGCTTCTTCGGCTTTTCTCGATAAGTCTAAAAGTAAAACGACATTGTCTGCCTCTCCACCCTTTGCACCATGTATCGTAGAAATTTCTATTTGTGGTTTTTGCCAGATGTTAATTCCTCTTTTCATTAACTGTCGGATATATATCACTTTACCATACGGTATTTTATCTAGTGCCTGATACCATGTCGCTGTTTTTTGAATTAACAAACCATGTTGAAATAAAAGTTTTTCATAATCAAACTTTTCTTTGTCATCAATATTTTTTAAATTTTTAAAGTTACGTTGAACACCAATACCGGAACTCATATATTCATACATGGCTTTGACACCATCTAAACTAACTGTTTCTCCTTCGGATATTTTATTCCAAGAAGCGATCGCATGTTTAAGTTTGTCGGCTATGCTGCTTTGACCAAATCGTGCGTAGTAGTAACCCTGTTCCAAGAAGAACTTTTCAACTTTATTAAGTATGTATTTAGTCCTTGCGAGGACGAGCCATTCTTTGTCTTTGTAAGGGATGGCTTCATGTGAATAGACTGTAACAACTTTACCCTCTTCATCTTTAGCTTCCCATTCTTTTTCCACTCGATCTTTGATATTTCGAACGATCTTGGATGCCACGAAGTGGTGGGATTTAGGTATTCGGTAGGATTTATTGAGTACGACAGAAGTGCCAGGATAAGACTGAAATGTATTAACATCTGCACCAGCCCATTTGAAAATAGCCTGGTCATCATCACCAGCAATGTATGCCCTTTTGCATTTTGATATGAGGTTTGTAATAACTTGCCACTGTACGAGCGATAGGTCTTGTGCCTCGTCAACGATTAATACCTCTATATTTGGCCATACTTCAGGTCTAAGATTAAACTCTAAGAGCATGTCAGTAAAGTCATATAATTTTCTAGTTTTTTTGAACTCTTTAAGATACTCAGCAATCTGTTCTAACTTTCTCCAACCACCAACAATGTGACCAAACTTAGAAAAGGTTTCATACAAACCCACTCCTGTTATTCGAGATAAGTCAATAATTTTTAAATAAGGATCTTGTTGAATAAAATTACCATCATCATCATGTGTATCTTTCGGTGCAAGATCCACTTTCATTGCTTCCGAAACTTCTGTATAGTGCTTCGGCTTCATCACATCGTTTGTTGATAAACCTAAACATTGAAATGCTAAACTATGAATAGTTCTGAAATAACGGAAATCTTTTTGATCGAGCTTAAACTTATGGGAAGCTCTATTTATAGCCTCGCTTGCGGCTTTCTTGGTGTAAGCCACGAAAGCTATATCCTCGGGTGTCAAGTTCTTTTCTAGTTCTTGCTCTACAATATTTAACAAGAATGTCGTTTTGCCTGTGCCTGGTGGTCCATAAATCTTTTTTATTTTAGAATGGGACATTGTCTTTGACTTTCGGTATATCGAGTTTGGATTCATTCTGAGGTTTAGGATCAGGTATAAAAAATAAATTCTTCACCGAGTTTTTATTTATTCTCATTTGCTTGGAGTCTCCGCCTTTGTCCCTGATCAGTGAACCCATTTGTGTGGTTGAAAATTCTTTGAATTGTATTTTACGAAGGTATCGCTCGAGGCTTGATAACTGAAAATAAATTTTTCCGTCACTCTTCCAAACACTATGATTTAACACTTCTTCGATCTCATCGGTGATGTGTTGATTGTATATAAAATCCTCTAAATGTGAATAGAAACGACCTTCCTTTGTTACCTCGGTTGGCATTTTAATAATCTCACAGCTTTCTAATAATTCTCTAATACGAGCCTCATAGTCTCGCTTAGACATCTCCACCGGAAGACTGGTATGTGTCTCTAAAACCTTTTTTCTAAATAATCTTTGGTCCATTAGCTCATCTGTGGTGACCGTGATCCGTGAGCCGTCAACATCGAGGTGCCAAACAGATTCATCTGACTCTAGTTTGGTGAGATTAGCAATATTCATCTCTACATCATCTCGACCAATACCAAACTTTCGAACTCGACACTTGGAACTATCACAATGAGATCGCATCGGAACGTCTTTACATTTGTATCCGTAATCTTTTTTCTCGTGTTGATCAATTTTTGCTTTAACTTGGTCGTAACTCATGGGTGGTTTGCAATAGTTTGCGTTGAACTCCATAACTTTGTTTTGCCATTCCCCTGGACCATACTTCTTCTTTGCATAGACACAGTAGTGAAATACCACATCATCCCTCGATCCTTCAAAAATACCCATATTTTGCAGTATTTCGATACATGGAGGGCCGTCAAAAGTGGCTTTTTTCTGTTTTAAAGGCTTTACAGATATGTTTTGAAGTTGGTCGTGTGTGATTGCCTTCTGAGAAACCAAATTGAAGAACTCTTCCATGGTCAAAGACTCACCATTTTCGTTCATAGCATATCTTCCACTCATGTCACCTTTGAAATAAGGTAGGTTGAGGAAGTTTCCTGTGTCACCTCGCTCTGCATTCAAAGATTCTTGCTTTGGAAATATCTCACAGTCAGCAAATCCAAGCACGGAAGCTATCTCTGTTAGTTTTGCAATTGCATCTTTAGCCAGAACAGGTTCTTTAAAAAATATAAATAAATGAAATCCTCCCGATTTAGATCGGCAGGGAATAATCGGTAGATTTAATTTTGAATAATTAGCAATTGTCTTGCGTACATCTATAGAATAGTCATCAACATCAATACAAGACCAGGAACAAGTAGAATCATCTCGAATAGGAATGATACCAAGACTAGGGTCAATACCTTCGACATGATCTTTCCAATGTTTGTCGGTTACGTCTTCTTTAATGATGAAAGCTTTGCCACCGACTTTGCCGCTTTCCTTCTTTTCACCTTTGTAAAATACTCCGTGTGCTCGGGTTAGACCACTGAATATTTCTTTTAACTTTTGATACGCTTCCATGAATTAAAAGGGGGACCGAAGTCCCCCAATCAAGTTAAAAGGGATTACTGCTATCTCTAGCTTCAGTACCCGCACTGTCGCTAGATTGTTCGTAGTTAACCTCTACAGAACCTCTTTTCACTGCTTCAAAGAACTTCTTACCAGCATGATAAACATCTGCTGATACAGGTTCAGCTCTCTTAATATCCCAGCCGTACCAGTCTCCTTTATCATTCGACTGATGCTTGGTTGTCAAGTGGTAAGAGAAATACCAGCTTGGAGGATTAATAACTTGATCCCCATGCTTCACTTGAGCAGAAAGCATCAAACTGTTCCACTTACGTGATCGACTTAGACCGCTCACTTTCATAGAAAGAAGTACCTGCGAGGATAGTCCTTCTTCATTAAGCAGGAGGCAATAATGATTGTGTGTGCGTTCTAAGTAAGTTCCCTCTGGAAGCCTAAGTTTACCGTCATTATCTTTTGTGGTCTTATTTAATAATGGGGTATCCACAGGGTGAACAATCGGAGCAGAGGAGCCAGTACCTCTGTCAGACCATTCGAGTTGAACAGGTTCAAAGAAACATGGTACGACTTTGATACCTTCATCACCACTGAAGAGTTCTTCAGTTACAGTGTTGAAAATCATACCTTCCTCTGCACCTTCAACGTATTCACTCTTAGCTTTTTTTGTTTGCGGAGACATAGAGCTAAGAATTTTTAAGAATGGCAACGCAGTCGTATTTAAATCGACTTTTGCCAAACCTTGACCTTGATCTTGAGCCACTAAGCTTAGATCAATAGCATTCGCTACGAGTGCAGAAGATTCTTTCTTTGCAACTTCGTTTTTGGTTTTTGCTTGTTGTGTCATTTACTTTTTTCCTTTTGTTATTTTAGTTTCTGGACGTATGAAAATCCCAAAGAGATCATCAGGGTCCGTGAGTCCTTCTTCGTGACGCTTTTTTAAAGTCGCCTTCAGTGTCGAAGGGTGCACTGATTCTTTCACTTCCGGGGTGATGCCATAGGTAGATTCAATATATCCAGCTAAATCTCCTGCCATATTATCTTCACCCGTTCCGAAACTTGTTGAAACCTTGTTCTTAATTATATCACCAAGGTCATTATTTCTCAGATAGTCGTGAGCCTCATCTATTTTCTCTAAAGGTATTTTACAATGAAAAGCTTCTTTAACAGTCACTTTACTACCGTCTTTCATCGTTGTTTCATTGATACCTAATTCCTGCATTTTTAAAGGAATTGTCTCACTAGAGAGAACTTCACGCTCTCTTTTTATTTCTTTAAGTGTTTCTTCGATGTTTTCAATCTCAACATCTAAATCTAATTGTCTTTGAATAAGTTTACTTAGAGAATCTAAGTCGTTGTCTTGTAGCTTTCTAAGGTCTCCTGCATCATGTTTGAGATCCTCAAAACTGATTGTGTTAGCCATTTGTTTGCCTCCTTTGTTTTAGAACAGCTTGGGAGGCCTAGTTGTTTCACCTCCAACTTTCGGGACACAGATAAACATTGCTCTGCCCTACTCGAACCTACTCATGATAGCCTCAGCCAGTTGGCCCTACTCTATCACCCCTGTGCGTTACGCCTCTGTTAAAAACGTTGTTCCGCCACAAGCTATAAGTGTCAGCTAAACACTTAATTGTTCAATACAAATCTTATACTTGAAATCCTAACAAAATGCAATATATTATTTTGTATATGGCTAACTTTTTTTTGAAGGAACCTTTTCTTCATCAACTTAAAGCAGTTCGAACTTGTCATGACACAAACGTCAACAATTTCGCCTATTTGATGGAGATGGGAACAGGTAAAACGATAACCGCAATCATGGATATGATGATTCTTCATCATAAAAAAGGTGTGGATAACTGTGTTATCTTTGCACCGAAGTCCGTGTATCGTAACTGGTATAAAGAAATTATTGAATTTGTATCAGCTGATAAAACAAAATATGTTATCCATACCTGGGACCCCAGTTTAAAAGATCCCGAAACAAAAGCGAACTTAACTGATTTATTAGAAAAGAATTATGTACCTTTAAATATATTTTTAATGAATATTGAATCTATTTCATCACCGAAGGGTGTAAAGTTTTTAGAAAAATATTTAAGTGTTCAAGATAAAAGTAAAACAATGATGATTGTTGATGAAAGTACAACAATTAAAACACATAATGCTAAACGTACCAAAAGCTTAATTAAATTAACCAAAGACATAGGTTATAAAAGAATCTTAACCGGAACACCTGTTACCAAATCACCTTTAGATATTTATACTCAGTTTGCTTTTCTTGATCCAAAGATTCTTGGTCAGTCGAACTTTTATGCGTTTCGTGCTCGTTATGCCAAGATTATTAATCGACCAACATCAGGTGGTCGTCACTTTCCTTTAATTACAGGCTATCAACGTTTAGATGAATTAGAACAAAAGATTTATTCTGCTGCATTCCGTGTCAAGAAAGAAGAGTGTACGGACTTGCCACCTAAACTTTATACAAAGAGATTTATACCTATGAGTAAGGAACAGCTCGTAGCGTATGAATCATTGAGAAGAAACGCTATGTTTGTTTTCAATGACAAAACAACCACGTCTGTGAACCGGCTCTCACAGATCGTTAAGTTGCACCAGGTATGTTGTGGATTCACTATTAATGATAACGGTGAAATCCACGACCTGCCTAATAAACGTTACGATGAATTGCTGGATGTCCTAGAGGAAGTTGATGGTAAAGTTATCATCTGGGCTACTTATCGACATAACATCGAAACCATAACTAACAAACTAAAGGAGAAATACGGTGATACTAAGGCTGCAGCTTTTTATGGCGATACAGAAAATCAAGTACGCTTGGATCTGGTGCGAGATTTTCAATCTCAAACAAGCGATCTCACGTACCTTGTTGCGAACCCTAAGACTGGTGGATATGGAATCACTCTTACTGCCTCTTGTACTGTTGTCTACTTTTCAAACAATTATGATCTTGAAATAAGATTACAAAGTGAGGATCGTGCACACAGAATTGGCCAGAAGAATAAAGTGACTTATGTTGACTTTGTTTGCCAGGGAACGGTTGATGATAAAATATTAACTGCCTTGAAGAACAAGGTTGACATAGCCAGTCAAGTGATGGGTGATGAATTAAAAGAGTGGATTACTTAATTTTGCCTTTTTCGTCCACATCAAATCTGATACCACGAGCACCTCTGTAAGTGCCTTTAGGTAATTTTCTTAGCATTTTACCAGTTGCTTCATCTTTATATTGAGGTGTTTTTTTAGGATCGCCAAAAGTTCTTCTTAGTGCTTTACCTGTTTTAGTTCTTTTTAAAGCTCTACCAAAACCTCTTAATGCTGAACCTACGATACTCATGATTAATTTTTTGCTCCTGAAGCCATGTCATCGTACATTCCTAGATCACGAATAGCGTCTTCTAGGTCAGAATTGTATGTCTCATAGCTAGGATCATCTGGATCCGTATCTCTTAAAATTTGTCTTAGCTCAGCTATCTTTTGCATAATAGCTGTTTCATCAGGATTCTTAGCCATTAAAATACGCCTTGAAATTTACCGCCTTGAGTAGCAGCACCCATACCACGTACTTTTGCAGTACCTGGAGAAACTTGACCACCATTTTTCATGTAGCCCATTTTATTTCTTACTTTTTTTGGAAGTTTACCAAGAGATTTTTTCTTCTCTGTTGGTACAGGTTTTAAATTCTTTTTCATGAAGCCTCCTATTTTTTCTTTTTGCCAAAGAGCTTCATAGCTCTCGCAGTGTATGCTTTTTCAATCATACCCTTAGGCATTGGTACGTCATAAATCTTTGACTCGTCTATAACCTTAGGTTCTTTTATCTTAATATGTTTGTAAGTATAATTACCCATGACTTAATCCTATGCTAGTTTAACGGTATTTGCAACGATTTCTGCAAGGTGTTCACATCTTTTTGGTGTCTGAGAATGCCACCTAGAATCCTTCATTTCTGCGGCTGCTTTCTCCCAATCCTTAACTCTCATTGCTTTCCACATCTTAGAGAACTTACGAACACCACTAGTCCCCAGTTGAAAAACCATTTCTAAAATTACTTCCTCTACATTTTGTGGTAAATCGTGTCCCACACATTCATCAATTAAAAGGTCAGCCCCCGCAGCAGCTCTATTCAAGTCTAAATCAAATAGTTCTTCGACTTCTTCCATGGAGATTTCTACACCTTCGGCGTATCTTTCTCGTTCGTGAGGCTGAATAAGGTGGCCTATACCAATCGTGGCTTTGCCTAGTGAATCTAAATACATTTGAGTTCT